TGAAAGAGGCGCAGAAGAGGTCTACAGTAATTCGCTACCGCCAGTATGCTCCATTTGCCAACGAAAAGGGCTCCGTTCATAATCGCTTGTCCATCATACAGTCAGAAATAGATGGTGGCAAATACGAGGATGCTATCGCTCATTGTTCGGAGCTTCTGGATTTGGCCATCCAAGGTTTACGCTATTTACAAACCTACGACTGGCTTTTCTTGAGAGCGTTGGTCACTTTGGGGTATCTCGGCTGGATTGCGTTTGCCTTGACCACTGTTATCGATTTGCATGTACTGCACGGTAACTCCACAGCGGACCGGACCAACACAAGCGTAGTTGTGTTCTCATCGCTCCCTATACCTCCTGCCGGAATGTCACCGGCTTGCCGTATGGCTTTCCCTGGATATGCTCCAGCAGCCAGTCCGCAGCCCACTCGTACATGCCAGTACAGACGATGTGCTCGCACCATCCCTGATCGCAGACGATCATGAACGTCGGAGTCGCGCCGTGGACCTCTTCGACCTTACGGTACTCAGGTTTCTCGTTGGAGGCAGTCTTGCTTAGCTCGCCCTTTTCGACGTAGCCAGACGCTCCGTAGTGCTTGCTCATGTATCTCTCGCTAGGCATCGCGTTCCCTCTTCCTTCCAATAGCCGCGCTGAAGGTATCCAGCAGTTCCGTGTGGACATTGACGAGCTCCGGTAGGCGAAGCATCGAGTAGGTGCCGGTGCCATCGACTATGACCTCCAGCATCGACTGAAGAACTTCCAGTTCCTGCCGGGTGAAGGAGATCGAGGCTGTCTCCGCCTCCAGCGCTTTCTTCGTGGCCGCGAACTGCTTCCGGTTGAATAGAAGCAGACACACCGCCAGATCGCCAAGGGTGATGGCTGCAACCTGATCTCCGGTCACTCCGATGGTAAGATTGGTTCCGGCGCTGACCTTCTGCACGCTGACGATGTTCTCGTTCGGCGACAGCCGGATGTCCAGGTTGTCCTTGCTCATGCGCTTGAGCACGTCGAAGTTGCTGATTTGGGTCATGCTTTCCTTTCTGTCTCGATTACCGCGCTGTAGCTAACAGTCTTGAAGATGTGTCCCTTGCCACACTCTGGGCAGTCAAAGTAGAGCGGCATCGACCTATCTTGAAGCTTCTCCAGTTCGGCGATGACTGCGGCTATGGTGCCTGGCTTAGGCTTCAGTTTCACGTTTGGCAGGTCGTCGCTGGCCATCGAGACCGCGCTGCGCATCGTGGGTTGTGAGTGTCTTCTGCTCATGCTTCACCTTCCTTCCTCGGCAACGTCAGCCGATATTTCAGCAGCGTGTACCGCGTGTTGTAGATTTCCCAGCACTTCTCCCACGGCCACCAGTAGGTGCCATCGGGTTGCTTGATGCCTTGGACGCCGCAGAGTTGCATCAGCGCTTGTACCTCGGCCGTAGATTCATGTCCTCCATATATTTCAAGGCTACTGCGGCGAGCATGTCATCTGGAGACACTCGGCACCGAATGCGATGGGTTAATCGCTCCACCAGAGAGATTAGGGCTTCGTTGACGGACATCTCATCAAGTGATCCCAAGCCAACGATTTCTGAAGGAAAGTTAAGAACGGCAAACTCTCCGTGGACGATGATAGCCTCATCATCATAAGCTCTAGCCGCTTCTTCCGCCTTATCGAAATACCCTATGGCAATTTGTTTACCATCACGTCGAATCTTGGCTATCCACGTTTCCCTGCCGCGTATCTTGCTCTTGGAAACGCCCTTAAATCCACTCGTGTTGTTTCTATTGGCCCTGCGGTTGAAGGAATTTTGTCTCGCATCGCATATGCGCAAATTGCACTTGCGATTATCTAGGGTGTCGTGGTTGATGTGATCGACAACATGGAAACTTCCAGCATTCATGATGAATCGATGCATACCAACCGCTACTCGTTTACCAATCGGCAAGCGCTCGGTTCGATGAGCATAATAACTCTGAGTCCCTTCGTTCCATTGCGCCTGCCATTTTATCGGAGAGACACGATCATAATCATCGCAATCAATGACAGCAAACTGTTCCTGGGTTAGAGGTATTTTGATTGTATCCACTATGCAACCACCTTCCTTGGAAGCATTTCGATGACGCGATTATTCATGGGCCTCAGGCGCTCGGCATTGTCAGCGCCACCGTAAACGTCGATAGTCGTCGCGATCCTTGCATGGCGCATCAGACCGCGCTGGTCTTCCAGCGAAGCGCCAGTCTCGCGCAGCATTGAGCGATAGAAGTGACGGAATGAATGCCATCCAAGCCCCTCGACCCCGATCCTCTCGCCAGCAGGCTGAAGGTACTCTGAGCGGAGATAATCGCGATTGAAAGGCAAACCGCGCTCGGAAGCAAAAACCCACTTCGAGGTCACAGCGCGAGCCTTCCACCAGCGTAGAACATCGATCAGGCGATCGTGCAGCGGCAGTGAAGCCTTCGAACTCGCCGTCTTGGTGTCATCCGAGACGCCACCAACAACGCGGCGCTGGATATGGACGGTCTGCTCGTCGAAGTCGAAGTCGCTCCACTGTAGGCCGAGTCCTTCCGATATGCGCAATCCGAGCCCGGCGAGCAATTGCACGAGCACCTTGACCACTTCCGGCAACTGATCGTCGTCGAGCAGGGCGGCGTATTGATCCGGCGTGAGGATCACGAGGTCTTTGGCGCGGGAGGTGCCTTTCAAACGAATGAGGTCGATAGGATTTCTCTCAACCTGGATGTGATTCCAGAGCATCGCCTTCTCTATCAGGAAGTGGATGGTATTGCGGACCTGACTTCGATACAGCGTGCTCACCAGAGGCTTAACGCCCGGCTTGGGATGGCGGCCGACCACGGTAAGCTCCTTGAGCCACTGCTCGACCTGCATGACCTCGCGGCAGAATGCATCCACACGCATCGCGCCGTACTCGCCCTCGATCCGATTCATGATCGACCGATAGGAATTAGCCGTGGTCTCGCGCTCCGGCGCCGCTTCCCGCCAGAACTTCGCAATCAGGTCTGAAATGGTGATGATCTCGATGCCGGAGTTGGCCTGTTTGCGGAATCGCTGCGCGGCTTTCTCCGCCTGGGCGCGTGTCGGTAGAGCCTTGACGGTTCCAACAAACTCGCTGCGCTGGACAGCGCCTTCACGCCAGCGATAGCGCCACGTATCGCCTGATTTTCTCGGGATGCGGATCACTGACCCGGCTTGGAAACTTGCTCTTGACATCGCTTTCCTTTCCTTGCGTAACCGACAATTGCAAGCGTATCACCGAGTTTCATCGCTTGCAACTTAAAAATTAAAGCGGCAGATAGAAGACGCACCCTTCTACCTGCCGCTTATTCTGCCTCGCCAGAGCCTTTGGCCGCAGCAGAATCTTATTCCTCTGACGTGATCTCGGCCATCATCTCTTGCAGCACAGACAGCTTGTACTTTGTTTCGTCGCGCTTCTTCTCGTAGGACGCAATGATGCTGCCCAACTTGTCGATGTCGGTTGAGAGTGTCCTCTCTTTGTCTTGCAGGCCTTGCAGGATACCGGCTACGGTCCTGCGCGGCTTCCTGGGTGCTTCGGGTGTTGGCGCCGGAGCATTGCCTTGCTCGGGTGCGCTGGTTTCAGGTTTGCCCAGAATGGAGGCTACTCGCCTCGCGGCCTCTGTTGCGGTTTCCGGGTCCATGCTTTCGGTATCGAAGGATGTTGCTGTAACCATAGGTTTCTTTCCTTTGTTCCTTTCTTGTTCGAGTACGAGTTTGTGGTAAGCGGCTAGGCTCGCCGGGCCGTTCTTCTGGGGCATGGTGGGACTCCGCGATTAGAATGCGGCGATGCGTTCGCCAAGAATCTTCGAGTAGTCCTGCATGACAGAGAACTGGTTGTGCATCCGTCCTTTTTCTTCTGGAGGAAGTTTGTCGAAGATGGGTCCCGTGGCGAACGTTTGCAGTTTCCCAATCTTTTCGTCTAGTTCAGCCTTCTCTGCCACAACGCGATCCTTGAAACTGGCAGGGATGAGCGTGTAGCCTTCCTCGAAGCTCTTGGCGGGGCTGAAGCTGGTATAGCCATCGGGGTACATGACGAAATACCATCCAACATCCGGAGTCGGCTTCCCGCGAAGGCTCATCTTTACCGGCTCCCATTTACCGCCGAAGCCAATGAACACGATTGGGTTCTCATCTGTCGTTGAGTCGGTGCCGACGATCTTGTGCGAACGGTACTGCGGGATAGGATTGGTTTTCTCTGAAGAATCCACTATGTTGCTCCTCTCGTCTTTGAAGTGGCCCCCTGATCCGTCAGGTCAAGCGTTTCCGCCAGGAGTGAGTCGAACACTCTTTTTCTTCCCAAATCTCGGCCAGCGAGCAGGAATCGAACCTGCATTACTCAATCTTTTCTGCGCGGCTCGTTGAAGGCTGAATCTATGCTGATTAGCCACTGCCAGGTTTTTTGGAGGCGATTCGCATAGCTAGCCTCTTCATTTACCGTCAGTCCGAGCCGCGCATTCTCCGCTGAGTGGTCCAGCGGAAACTTAGACCGTGACGTGCTCGACGCCAACATGGTCCGCCTCTTCGTTGAAGTTGCGCTCGAAAGCCTTGCGCGGGCTCTCCATGAAGTGATGGTTGATGTTGGCTTTTCCAGCCCACTTGCTATCCGTGTTCAGCGTCATCGCATGAGTGAGCAGGGTGTGAGCCGCAGCGATGGCATTCGCAGGCTGCGTGGTCTGAGTCTGCGAGTTGGCAATGAGCAGGTTGATTGCGGCAAATGCGATAGCAGCCAGCCCAGCAAACGGAGAGGTGACGGGGATGAGGTTGAGGGCGACAATCGCAGCCTGTTCGGCATCCTCGATAATCGCCAGCGGGCTGCCTTCCTGCCAGTTTGCGGTTGCTGCGATGATCCCATCACCGGCCGCCTTCAATGGCCCTGCAATAGACGGGTCTGTAGCTTGGAGGGCGGCAGCAATGTTGTCGAGAGCGGTGCCGACTGCTTTACCATCGGCTTGAATCTGAGACGATGTGACCTTGCACATGAGGCAATTCTCCTTTGGTTCCGGGTTAAACGGCTGAGGTGAGTCCGCGAATCGATTCGTAGACCTCGCCAAGGGTCATAGATGCGGTAAAGGTGCTGTCTGGCAGCTCCATGTCGAAAGCCTCCTCGATATCCAGAGCGAACTGTACAAGCTCGATGCTGTCCATCGATAGTCCACCAGTTAATGTATTGTCCGCTTGCAACGCTTGCTCGTCAATGCCGAATTCGTCGATAAGGACTCGGCGTACTTTTATTTCAACTTGATCCATTTTAGAACCCCCTCGATAGGTTATCGAATCGCGTAAACTCTCCAACGTAAGCCAACTTAACATTGCCGGTTGGGCCTTGTCTGTTCTTGGCAATAATTAAATCCGCCAATCCTTTAACATCGGGATTCTCGCGGTCGTACATCTCATCCCGGTGAAGCAGGAACACAAGGTCGGCATCAGCCTCTAGGCCACCGCTTTCGCGCAAAGCTGATAAAGTCGGGCGCTTGTCTTTCGTCTGTTCCGTGCTGCGATTAAGCTGAGCTAGGGCGATTACCGGGCAATTCTCTTGCTTTGCTAGAGCCTTCAGCGCGCGTGATATCGACGCTATCTCCTGTTCGCGATTGCCAGTCTTATGTCCAGCGGAGACCAGTTGTACATAATCGACTATAGCCAAGTCGAGACGCTTTTCGCGCTGCTTGAGGCGTCGGCACTTCGCTCGAATTTGAACCGGCGTCAGCGATGAGCTGTCGTCGATGAAGATTCTAGCCTCGGCAAGATCGAATAGAGCCGCGCTTAGCTTTTCCTTCTCGCGTTCGCTGAGGTAGAAGCCCTCCATCGCTCGCTTCACGTCCACACGCGCCCTGGATGCCATGAAGCGGTGCTCAAGGGATGATCTGGACATCTCCAGAGAGAATATGGCTACCACGAGATCGGAACCACAGCAGACGTTCTCCGCGATATTCAGGGCGATTGCCGACTTCCCGACCGAGGGGCGCGCACCGATAATCGTCAGCTCACCCGGCTGGAGTCCGCCAGTCATTTTATCCACTTCTATCAGGCCCGTCTGGAGTCCATTCCTCTCTTCGGGATGCGTGTATCTGGCCAAATAGCCGTCTGGCCCGCCCGCATCCTCAACCGACTGCGCAATCGCCTTCAGCCGCCCAGTGTTCGCCTCCTGCGCGATCTGTAACAGCGAATTCTCGCAGTCCTCCAATATATCCAGCGGCGAATCCGATTGATCTTGCGCGCGCGCCGCAGCGCCGGTAAACAGACTAATCATCTGGCGAAGCTGCGCTTTGCTCTTGACGATAGCGATGTGATCGGAAACTTGCGGTCGTCGCGGGAGTCCTTCTCCAAGCGATGACAGGTAGGACATCCCACCAACAGAGCTGAGTTCCTTGTGCCGCGACAACTCCTCGGCCAGGGTCACGTAATCGATCGCCACGCCAGCATCGATCAAGTCTGACATGCGCCGGAAGATTATCTCGTTAGACGACAGGCTGAAGTCTTCTGGCTCCAGCCGCTCAACCATCTCGTTGAAGAGTTCGTTTGAGAGAATGGCGGCGCCAAGCAGGAACCGCTCAGAGTCGATGCTGCACGGCATCCCGCTCTCAACCGGAACAGGCTTCCTCGATCCGCCGGCGATATCGTCGTAGACGTTGACTGGGACTTGGGTGGTGTCTGGACCGGTCACTAATACAATCCCAGTTTGGCGAACTCGGCGCGCGCAAACTCCCTTGTCGAAGGGTCCAACTTCTTCAGTAATTTCTGGCGATTGTTGGACTCCTCGATCTTTCGATCAAGCGAGGTGTACCGGTCACGATCTAGTGGGCGCTGCTTGCCCTTCGTCTTCCTGCCCTTGCTCATAGCTTTCCTTTCCTTAACTGATCTTGCTGTACGTGTACTCCGGCTTGACATACGTGTGGAGGTAGTTGCCGGGGCTATCAGCCTGCTCCATGCCCAGCGCAATTTCCTCGGGGACTTTCTGGTAGACCCCGCCATGACCGGAATGGAAGGTCACCGCTAAGCCCATCGTTTCATCGTCCCAAATCGCGGATTTCACGTTCGACGACGTTTTCAGGTTCAACACTTTCTGTGCCATTACGCTCTCCTCGCTTCCGGTTGCTCGATGACTCGGACGTTAGCGGCCTGGGGTTTACCTTTTGGGCCAACTTCGACATCGTAAGATACCCAGTCGCCTTTGGCCAATCTTCGATACCCCGACCCGTCGATAGCAGTAAAATGACAGAATAAATCTGGCATTCCCTCTCCGCGAGAAATCCATCCGTAACCTAGCTCTGCATCGAATCCAACTACTCTGCCTTCATTCATAACCTATATCCCTCGCTGATATGTTCCCATCGCCACTAACGCCAGTCCCTACTACGCCCCCGCAGATAAGGATGCTCGCTGGTCGTGCCAGCCTAGACGTTTAGAGGCGATGGCAAAATACCTGCTACTTCGGGTTGCATCCCCCAGAGGGGTAACATCCTGGTGGAGGTTGTGGTGGCTTATGTGGACCGAACGCGCCGATAGCCATAGCAAGCACAGCGATGAAGACGGTGGCCCTCAAGACGCCACAGTTTCGCGCCGCTTGGCCTTGACCATCTTCTTCCACTGCCGGGCTGACATGCGGATGTCGCGCTTCGGATTGCGGCGCCGCAGACAGCCGTGGCCATCGATGTAGTGATCATCGGAAGAAACCGGACGCGCAAAGATCGAGAATCCCTTGCGGCCGTCGCTGTGATTGCGTTCCTTGGTTGCCGTATCGGCGGAGCCTAGAGCGCCACCAAACGACGCGAGCATTGCCCCGAACACCGCTACTAGGTTGCCGGGGCTGTTGAGTCCTGCTTTTCTCATAATTCTCCTTATCTCTGCGTTTCTGGATGCTCTTGCAAATACTGCCTCGCAATTGCCTGAAGCTCTGCGTAGCAATATGTAATGCGCTTTTGGTCCTCATTTGCGTAGAAGTCGTAGCTGAAGTCGTCTTTAACACAATCACGTTGACGTATCGGCTGCGTCTGTAAGCATGGGGTTCCGCTACAGCCAATCACGAAAATGAGGAGCAAGCAAGACGACTTCCGCATTACTTCCTCCGCACGCTCATGTTGGAAACTGGCTTCGCGCTGAGTCCGGGCACAAAGAAAGCCGTCTTCAGCGCTCCAGCCAGCTTGTTCAAGGCGACCAAATCCCAACGGAGGTAAGTCGCTGCCAGCCGCAATTCGATCTTGTCGTCCTTGACCGACCGCAATAGCGTCATCACCGTGTCCAGATAGCCCTCCGGCGTCTCCAGCGGAGACTCATCGACTTTGTATTTTTGGCTCGACGACTGGCCTTCGATGGTGGGCGTGACAGGGCTTGTGTAAATTGGTGGAACGTACCTGCGTGGCACCTCTATCACCTTATCAAATAGGTCTTCGGCGCCTTTTTCATCGCCTTCGTCAAGCCGATCCTGCATCTCCGCCAATGTTAAGCGTTGCGCTTCCTCTTCCTGTAATCGACGAGACTCGGCATCGGCCGCTTCCCGCGCTTTGCGGTCAGCCTCAGCCTTGATGCGCCGCTGCTCGTCCTCCCATGCGAGACAACGATTCTTCACTTGCTTAATCGCGGCCTCCAGCGGGTCGAGAGCAGCACTCTTCTTGCCGCCTGCATACTGGTAAACCTCGTACAACTGCTTGCGAAACGGCTCCAGAAGTTCCGTAGCCTTGTCTTTCTTGACGACCAGCGAAGTAAGAACCTCGCCGGCCTTAACCCGGCTATCGGCGTCCGTAACCTTCACCGTCAGCGCAGACTGGCCAGCCTCCTTGCAGGACGCGATGATTGCCTCGATCTCGGTCTCGCGCTCGGAGAGGAGTTCAAGCGCCTCGGCGGCGGACTCGGGGGCGGTCCACTTGCCCATGATCTCGGCGATTGGCTGCGTAGCGAGACTTGCTACCGTCTGCTCGCTAAAATGTTCCTGCATATCGGGAAGTTTTTCGGGGTCAGCATCCTTGGACCAGTAGAGCGTTCCCATCTCGCCTGTGCCGCATTGGAAGGTATGCTCACCGGGGATATGCAGCGTCGCCTGCTTCATATCTAGATCGTCCTTCGGCCAGTCGGCAACCTCGCTCATGTGGATCGTCGTCTGGCTGCGATCAATGCCGCCATAGGTCGGCCACGTCGTCAGCGGGTGATCTTCATCCCCAATGCAGGCGTCGAGGCCATTGATGCCGCGCTCGCTAGGCTGATAGCTCGGATCGACGTTCTGAATATCCTCGACCGTGATGCCCATGTCGGACGCGGGAGGCTTCTTTGTGGACTTCGCCTTGTCGGCCTTCTTCTCTTCCTTGACGGGCAGAGGTGGCGCGTTGGGATCGGCACCGAGAACTTCGTAAATCCAGGCGCTGTTTCCTCGGACGGTACCGTTCCACCACTTGCCGATGGACTCAGAAGTTAAGCAATCGTCCGCAACTTCGGGCGCGACTTGCTCATAGGACCGAATTTCTCCGGTGGATTTGAATTCGAAGAGAAGATGCCAAGAGGCATCGTGGTAACCGGCCCTGCTAAACATTGAGCTTTCAACCGGCTTCAAGCAATCGTAAATACTGGACATTTTTACCTTTCCTTTCCTGTCGCTGCAAGTCTATTGCAAGCGTGGTTGAGTTGCAATCAAAAAATCTCGAAGATATGCCATACGAAGACGCGCTCTTGAACTGAACCGAGATAGTTTCCAATCGGCTCCATTTCATGTCCAGTGCCGACAATACGGAACCGGCGTTTAATCGGCTTACTCTCGATGTCCACTAAGGACCAGAGAGTCACAACGCTATTCTGCATCGCAATATGATTGATACCCAGCGACGGCGGAGCCATCACCTCAGTTATTTCGTCAAACGCCGCTTGGCTCACGTCGAACAGCGGGTACTTGAACATCCTTCTATCGCTCATACTGCCTCCAGCGCTGGTTGTGCAATCAGTTTCTTGTGCAGATTCTGGCCATGCGCCAGCCTCCAGTGGACGTTCCTGAGCGCAGCAATACCGTTCGCCATGTCGCTCTCATGATCTGTGTGCTCATCGCCCAGGTTGTACTTGCCAGTCTTCATCAGCATCAACGCATAGCGCCGCACGCGGCCACAGCGGTTCGATGCGAAGATTCCCATCTCTTGCAGCGCCGTCTGGATCGTCCAACTCGGCTGGCGCGTGGCGGTGCATTTGAATTCGAGCACCACCTGGTCGCGGCGCAGCTTGCCAAAGCAGTCCGGGGTGATGCCCAGCTTAAATCCGTGTATGGTCGCAATCATCGGCTTCTCGACCCATGCTGGATCTGGCTTGAAGCCGGTGTCTGCGAGAAATTGCATGTACGCGTCGAAGTAGGGGCGAGTCTCGTCGCTAATCCAATTCGGATCAGTCTCGCCAAACTGGTTGTAGGCTGCCGCTAATTCGTGGACCTCGGAGCCCCGGCGAGCTGCGTTCTCGAGAACCGCTTCGTCAATGCCGGAGTAGTCGCTGAGACCTTGGAGCTTTAGCACCTGCGTCAGCGAGGGAACGAAAGCGCCCGACGGGTCTCTATAGAGATGAGCTTCTGTATCGAAGGTGCCGCCGGGGATTTCGAGGATCATAGCCCGCGCATCCAAACCGGCGACATATCCTTGCCAGCCTTCAAATCCCTATACCAGTCTGTCTTCTGTATCTTCAGGAAATCCTTGAACGAGCAATCGAAGGCATCTGCAAAGTCCATGTAGTCGCGATACCGCTGCTGGCTGCGCGTCATTTTTGGCGGCTTAGGGCTTTCCTTAAACATCGCTTTGCGGCCAGTATCAGTGACTTTACAGTTGAAATAGGGCCAGTGCTCGGTAGTTGGAAACTGCTCCATGTAGCCGAGTGCGATGAGTTCCCTACATGTCTCTTCGTCTGATCCGCCGGCGCAGAAGTGATTGCGGTAGATTTCGCCCATGCCGTACTTGTCTACGCCGAGGCTATGCTGGAGGATGTGCAGTTGGGCTGGCGTCATAAACTCAGTCCCTCCAACTTATACGATGATCGCGGATTTTCAACCCAGATAACTTCCTGCATGCCATCCACCGTTACCGAGTAGAAGCGATGATCAAAAATCACATGCTTCACGCCGGGTTCGGCTATGTCCAAAAATGCAAGTAGCATGCGGACGGAATACCGCTCTGCTTTCAACTCGTCTTCGAGCTTCGCGATCTTCGACCAGGGCCAGATGCGGGTGAGGATGTTCATGAGTTCGCTGCCTTCTCAACCCGCGCAGGGCAGAACTCGTCGGTGAACTTGCGGCCAAATCCGCCCGGCCCGCGTACAGTGCATTTCGCGGTGATCCCGGCATAGCAGGTCGGGCAGACTACTTCGATGGGAGATTTCATGGCGGGACTTTCCTTTCCTTGACCTACTTCTTCGCGGGAGTCACAGGTACAGGCGTCGGAGCTGGCGGAACAGGCTTCGCAGTGCAAACCGGATCGCCGGCCTTATCTAGTTGCAAGGATGCCGTAGCGCCGCAGACCGTGTTGGCTTCCTGAATCACTGCCTGTAGCGCAGCGAACTTGTCCTGCATGTTCTTCTGCGCCTGGGCGAATTCGTTCTGCGCGTTCATTTGCTGCGCCTGGGCCTTGAATAGCTTGGCCTTGAGTTCGACAGGGATCGTTGGCACTGCTGTTTTAGCTGGCGCTTGCGCCTTTGATAGCAGCACGGCGGCTACCATGAGGACCATTAGGAAGAGTAGGTACTTGATCGTGGTTTTCGGGCTCATGATTCTCCTTGTGGAACTTGTTCAATGTGCGACGAGCTGACTCACATCCATGGAAATTAGGCCAGCCTTCCTACCCTTACTTCGCCGCATCCATTTTCAACGGCTCAACCGGCATGTAGGCATCACTAGGTCTTCAACCCGGAGTGCGCTCCGGTCGTCGCCGCACATCTTCGAGACAAGCTTACCGTAAACGGGATGGCCGGAAACTTAAAATGGTAAATCGGCGCTGTCTGGAGCTTTGGCTGCGACTTCAACTGCTACGCCTGCGTCTACCGGCGCCGGATCAGGCTCAGGCGGACCCTCGACCTCATCGACGGAATCCACATTGTTGATGATGGAGAACCGCTCCATCTTGCCACCGCCAGGCACAACGCGGAACATATCCACATTGTTGCTATCGCTCACGATATAGAAGTGGCACTGTCTGAATACCAACCGCCCATCAGCAAGCTCAATTCGCAGCCATAGCGGGTAGATGTAGGAACCCGCCAAGTCGTAGTTTTCCACCACCGGATATTCTGTCGTTTTTGCCACTCTTCCCTCCTAGAAAACTTGAACCGGGGGCCGGGCTTGTACCGGCTAGCTTCTGACAGGACCAGCGCACGAAGTCTGGATAACTCGCTGAGGTAATCGCCTGTCGCGTTCGGCCTCACTGCTCTTACGGGTCAACTAAACCCATGCAGATCGCCCCGGAAACTTGGTTTACTGCTCTGCTTCGGCGCGTTTGTCTAACTCCGCCGAAAGCGCCTTATCCACGTTGACGTACATCTCCGCTTTCTTCTCACCAGCATTTGCCTTGAAGAAATCGCGGCGCTCATCCGGCGTGAAATCCAGCAGATCGAACTTGCGCGTCACCTCAGCCTTGATCGGTGATGGACTGGTAGCCCACTTCCACGCGCGACCGCCAGGAATCTCGCCGCCCTTCGTCCACTCGCTCGACGGAACCGAGGTCCATTCGCTGACTGGAATGTCTTTCGAGGATTTGGGTTTGGTGATGCCGATGGTTGCTAGGAATTCTAGGCTTTGTTCCGAGGTCCAGCCGTTATTGGCGTAGATTTTGAAGAATTCGTTGCCGCCGGGCATGCCGATGGTTGGCTCCTCGGCTGGCTTGGCTGTGGCGGGAGCGGCGGTGCTCGTCGTCGGCCTCTCACCTTCAACGGTCTCGCCGGGATAGTCGCGCGCCTCTTCTGCCGTAACGATTCCGCGTAACGCATCAGGCATGCAATCGTTGAGCGCAAAGCCTCTCGCACGAAACATCTGCATTCGCTCTGGGTAGCAGTGCCATGGGGAAGGATTAGCAAATTCATAGTTGCTATCCTTCTTCTTGATCATCTTGCGATCGTCCCAAAGTCCAGCGCGAACCGCATCTTCTTTCGAAAAACTTCGTGTGACCACTGGCTCGCCGCGCCGCTTAACTTCACAGTGAGCGGTCAGTGTCTCCTTCTCGTACCATTCCTTGATGTACTCGAAGTCGCGATGAGCCTTAACCACAGCAAGCGCAGACGGGCCGTAAATTGCAGGCTTGCCGTTAATCACACAAATGCAGTTCAAAGACTGCATTGGAGGTAATCCCAACTCAGCCCCGTGCTGAATCGCTACCAGGATGTTTTCCGGCTTGCCGCGGAACTCCTGCGGAACAAACGAACTCTTCGACAGATATTCTGCAAAAGTCAAGGCCTCCGAAAACGTCTGCGGGGCAAAGGTTGCTGGACGAGAAATCTGAGTAGATGATTCAATCACCTGAAGTTCTGCTGCCATTATGCTTTCCTTTCTCGAATGTCGAATTGAACACTTTTAACGCTACATCACGCTTGCAATTTTAGCAAGCCCCCAATTTCTTAAAATCGTAACGGTTGCATCTAGTTTAGCAAGCGGTTAAAATCTTGCCATGAATCGATTCACGTACCTCAAGAAGACTCTACCAAAGAAGAAGGCGGACGTGTCCGAGAAAACCATGCCGAAGAAGAAGGCAAAAAAGCGCGGCAAGAAGATGGACGTGCCAATTACCGATAAATCTTTCTTCGTCAAACTAGGTAGCCGAGGTGGCAATGCAACGAAGCGAAATCATGACGAGGATTACTACAGGCGCATCTGTATCCTCGCCCACCATTCCCGCAACGAGCGCAAAGCCGAACGCCTCGCCGAACTCGCAGCCCAGCAAGAACGAGAGGCCGCCAGAGTCAAACGAGTTACCGCACGCCTTACTAAGGCCGTCTCCAGTTCCGGCAAATGACCAGATCACGCTGGAGCAACTTTCCCGCGAACTCCACACCGATGTCCGCCGCCTATATTCCGTAATCGCAGCCGGCTACCTGCGCGCCCTGCGCTTGACGGACGATCCAGACACCACAATCGTAGCCAGACCTTATCCGGCGGCCCTCGAATGGCTGACTGGAATGATGGCTCCGTTGCGTCTCCGACCGATGCTGCCGCTCGAAGGCGTCGCCCTGGTCATCGGCATGAAGGTCAAGGATGTGCGGCTGATGGCGCTACACTACGGCATTCCGCTGTCTCTCGATCCTCTCTTTGGCGAGCTCATCTCTACGACCGGCTACAACCGGCTGCTCCGCGCGCAATACGAACTCCGGAATCCGATGCGCACTGACCGCCAGGCAATGCTGGAAACGTTTGTCCGGATGAATCGAAACGTCAAGGATTACTCAAAGGCGAAGAGGCTTCCTTACTCTAAGCGCCTAGAGAGGGAGATCGTAAATATCTGCAAGATGCCGGAGCCAAACAGGAGCCTGCGCGCAACTGCCTTGTGGGCTGCTTATAAAGAAGCTAGCACCGTTGCCGAGTGCATCAATGCCTATCAGGGCAAATTAAGGGAAGGGAAGAAGAGTGTTGAAAGCGAGAGTTTGCGGAAGGCGATGGAGTTTATGAACCACGCTGTCACTACAACGAAAAACGCCAGCAAGACGAGATGGAATAGACGGCTTGGTAATCTCGGCAATGCGGTGCGTGTGGCTCAGAATAAGCGCTGGGATAAGATACGAGCGGAAAAGGCTAACGCCGCGGCGGCAGGCGACGGACCTTCTTCTTCCGCGTCTTAGTGCCGCGCTTAAATTCCCACCTGCTGCGTTTTCTCGCCATTTCTCTTACCTCGACAGAAAGCCGGACTCTCTCGAATCCGGCCTCTTTGCACTTCTAGGGGAGGAACTGTATTACTCGGCTTCCGCCGGCGTTTCTGCTTCAGGTGTTGCTTCAACTTCGGTCACAGGTGTCTCGTCTGCCGGAGTCTCCGGAACTACTGTCTCTTCATCGCCCATATATTCCTCCTTTCCTTTCATCGGTCCATCGATGCCTTGGATGACTGTTGCCAGTGAGGACAATATAACGCGATCACGCTTGCAAATGCAAACTAATTTTGGGACAAAAAAGAGGGGCCAGTCCTTTGGACCAGCCCCAATGCTTCAACTTCGAATCTAAGTCGTCTGCTGGAAGGTGATGCCTGTAGGCACAACCGGAGGAATGGAGGGCGTGATGGTGGCCGACAGAGACATGCCGGTGCTTGCGCTCGTCGCGGTGTAGCCCACGCTAAACGGGCTCGCCGGGTTGTCCACAAACGTCGAAGGCAGGGGAATCGTCACGATCAGGCCGGTCGAATCGACGGTCGGGGTAACGGTTGGGTCGCTGGAAGTCACAGCGAAGACAGAATCGGACGGGAACACTGCGCCGGCCGGAGCCAGGGTGCCAGTGTAAACGAGGGTGTTGCCGCCTACGGGAGAGAGTAAAGCCATGGTGTTACTCCTTTTGGGTGAAGATGATGCTTGTTGGGAGCGGTGGTTTAGGAGGGAGTTCTTTATTCTCGATCCCGCGGAGGATGTGCAATATCTCTTGTTCGTAGCCCTTAGCCTTAACCTCAAGGCTCTCGATGCTCGACTCCAGTTGCCTGATAACGTCGAACACGATTGTGCCTGGGAACGTGGCGTTGGAACTCGTCTTCAGAAGATTGAGCGCCGACTTAACGGCGGCAACTTCGTCTCCGATTGCTTCGGTCAATCCGGTTACCCGGCTGATGTCTTTTTCAGCTTCGGCTGCGAGTTGCGGTATCGTTTCCCCTGCCACGTAGTCCTCTTTCTTGTGCTATGCGCGCTACTAATTTACACCTGTCGATATTTGCCCCGCAAGCGAATAGCGCAAAATAAAGCCCGAAGTGTAAAACTCCGGGCCAGGTACTGCAAAATATGCCAACCCCCTTACTTCTTGACGACTGGAGCCGTCTTATCGGCGGTCGTCGCCTTATGAATTCCTATGGCGGCCTCAAGGGTCGCAATCACGCCAGCAAACTTGGCAATCGCAACCGCAACTATCGTGCCCGGAGCATTCGCGTTTGAACTGGTTTCAAGATGCGCCAGCGCAACCTTCGCGTTAGCGACCTCGACCTCGACCGTCTGCGCAAGCGCGCCAGTCTTATCCAGCGCTCCGCCAGCCACAACCTCAGCTCGCTGAACGCCAGCCGTCACTTCATTGCTAATCTTCTGCGCCGTGGTCTGATCTGCAGCAGGAGCGGGATTCGACTGAAGCACACTGATTGCGTACTGCGCCACAACTACCGGGCTCGACATCTGATTTGGAGCCGTCGCGATGGCCTTGACTGTCGTGGTGGTTCCCAAGACAAAGGGACCGGCGTAAACGTTCGAACTGGTCGTCGGCTCGCTGCCGTCCACGGTGTAGTGGATCTGGACTTCGGGACCGGTTGCGGCCAGGGTGACAAGCTGCGGAGTAGTGAAGAGTCCAGGCGCCGGCTTGAATACCGGGAGCGCGGTCGCATCCTTTGGATAGTTGGTGCCATCGCCGGAGTCGGTCCAGGCGGCGTTCGACGGCCAGCGGTCATTGCCGGAGCCAGCTTCGACCTTGACGGGAATGGGCGTGACTGGTGCGGGGGTAACTGGAACTGGTGTGGGTACCGGTACTGGCTTGGGTGCGGGTACAGCGGCGGGCGGCGTAGCGGGAATCGGTTCAGCCATTGGGAAACCTCTCTCTTAGCAAAACGTGGACGTGCTGTGAGACAACTATATCGCCGACCGCATCTACAGGGAATCTAAAGCCGTAAATATGACGAGTGAGTGAGCAGCAGGAAGATGAGAACCAGGAGCAACAAGCCGCCTAAACCGAATCCAGCGCCGCGGTAAGTTCCGTTTCCGTAATAGTTTCCGCCAAAGGGGATCACGAAGATCAGCAGCAGGATAATAATCAGCAGCATAGTCTTACCTCAAAGGAACCGTCTCACACTACTAATAGAGTTGGATGGTCAATTTTGGCCTACCATATCAAGCAATTTATAGCTCGGCCCATTACTGCTCCTCATAGAAAAATATTTCCCCTGCGGCCGCCGATATTTTCTCGATATGCGTTAAGCCATGGATCTTTACCTTCCCTTTCCATCTTTCGACTAAAATTGAGCACAAAAGCGCCAAATCGAAGTGCGCTCAGTTTGGCGTCGATAAGATAGGTCGGCAATCCAGAGCGGCACTGGTTCTTGCGTAGCGGCTTTAGTTCTCGAATCATTTTTTCTGCAGCCATCAAGCACGCCTTCATATCACCCAAAAATACTGTGTCTAAATCTAAATCCAAGCGCAACTTGTTGATCGCTGGTCTGATATCCTCATGTCTACAGTACTTGCACATAACTACTTGCCGTCCGACAGCACAAGGTCTGGCTGCTTTGATTGTGGCGTCGCAGTGCTTCCGTATCGATGCTTCATCTCGACAATTTTCAGCAATTGGCCGCCCGCATTACACACAGCGTTGCCAACCTGCGGCGTCACCTTGCCGGAAATCAGATCCGACATGAGGTAACTCATCAGGTTCGCGAAGTCTGTTCCCGTCCTGACGCCTTCGCTTGCGATCCTGAGTGATTCAGGTTTTTGAGATACCTTATGATTTCGTTGCGCTTCTTTCGTCCTCGCCACCATTGTCCTCTTTCCTTTCTCGCATCTACTTGCGGTTGCCGTATCGCGGGCTCTGGTCTCGCCATCGGCATGTATCCATGCGTGAAAACTCGAACCTTGAGCGTTACAAGGCTGATCCTAAAATGCTTCGCTATCGCCGCCTTAGTCTCGCCGAATCCGAACATCCTGCGAGCCTCAGCCGCGTCCTCATCAGTCAACGCCCGCTTCCACTTGGCACCGTGACCAACAATGAAGCGATTGGTTGGGAGCCGCACCTCTAGGCCGCATCCGCATTGGCAGTCAGGATTGCGTGTCATGTGTAGACCCTGCATCTTCGGCCTTCGGCTTCAGTGACTCCACTGCGGCACTAAAGGCCTCACGAAGTTTTTCTTGACATGGAATACAAGCATAGTTAACGCCGATGCGCTTCACTCCTAAAATAGACGCATTCAAGGAGATGCCAGAATGTTGCAGTCTCGGAGTAGACGATCCATCATCCTCAAACTTCAAAAAAAACTCGTTCCTGCATAGCTCGCACCCAATAACAACCTTCGCCTTATCAATACCGTTCGCCACGCTCACCTCCACGCTTGCAACCAGTATCGGCGCTTGCAATTTAATAGTCAAGTGGGATTAAAGGTTGCTGGCTGCCTTATGGTGGCGTCCGTGGTGGACTGTTACCGGAGGCGACGGCTTGAAGGCGTACCGGGACAACGGAACTTCCTCATTCGCCAATTGCTCCGCGATCTTCTTGCGCCGCTCCTCGGGAGATTCTTTGTGGTGGCCGGTGTCGTAGAAGGTGTCCCAGTAGTGTTTAGTGGCGGTCACCGCGTTATAAGCGTCACGCGCGGCCACGCCCACAAATAGGTCAGTTGCTGCATTGATAACCCGGTTTTGCTGCGTGAGCTTCTGTTTATCCTTGGGATCGTGCGTCGCGAGTTCGTTGAAGAATTGCGTCAGCACTTCAGCGCCCATGCCCATCGATATATCGGCCATTGCCGTGAATAGTGCTTCCTTCGAGACGGGATGCGCCGTCAGCCACTCCTTGCGATGCTTCTCGATATCTGCTTCGGACGAACCTGACATTTGGTGGCGAAGGTGGAGGAGTTCGCTCAGCGCCCAGCCGGCAATGCCGAAGTTTGCGCCGAATCTTGCAATCAACTGGTACGGCGCCGGGCTCTTGAAGTCGGAGTTGTAGAGTTCCTGCCACACAGTCCGGTTGACCAGGTTGGCGGTCTTGAACATGAAGCCATGGAGAGACTGCGAGATCCGCAGGATGGTCGTCAGCCGATCGTAGACGGGCTGGCCAGTGGTCCCGCGCAGCGCCGGTGGCAATTCAGATGGCCGTCCGCTGCCGGTCGTCCAATTCGCCGCTCCCAATTCCACACGCTTCACGTCATTTGGGCCGATTCCCTTGGCGACAATGCCGTCTAACTGCTCATCGGTAAATCCATAGAGGTCAGCGAGTTTGCGGCGGAGCGGAGCATCCTTCGGATTCTTGACAAGCTCGGGGTAGGCGTACTTTTCAAACCAGATTCGCCCGGCTCCAGCGGCAATCACGCGGCTGAAATTCATCATCGCCGTGAAGCCGTTGAAGTCGAGCATTTTTTGATCAAGGCCCCCGGATTTCATGCCGTATTCCCGGAGCCAGGCCTGCTTGATGTAGTTGACCATCGTTCCAGAGTCAACGGCGTTCCGCTTCATCTCCATGGGCGAGGTGATGCCCTGAATGATGGCGCGCGCCACGCTCCGCGTATTCGTCGAGAGCGAGGTCTTGGCTAGATGGAACGGAAGTTTAAGCGCCGACAGGCTCATCTTACTGATAACCAGCCAGCGGTTGACTTGGCGCAGGAGTAGGCGGTCAGAGTCGTGGAGCCGCGCCGGTTTTAGATCGGCGGTGACGATATGGTTCACGAGGTCGCGTTCTCGTTGGGTTGGCAGCTTGTCGATGAGCGGGTCGGTCTTCTGTCTAAATTGCCCATGAACCTCAGCGGATGCTAGTTTCTCGGCTACTTCGTTCACGTACCGCTCGATTGCCTGCCGGTCGCGACCGTACATCGGAATATCGTGTTCTCTTGCGCGCTCAATATTTCCCGCCAACCGAATACCATGGCTACTCTTATCAAAGAATGCCTCGGCCTGTAGCTTGGACACCCCTCTTTGTTTGGCGACCTGTTCAATTAACCGCTCGCGCCGCTCGCTACCCTTGGGCATGTTCATAATATCGCCAAGAGTTGTTACTTCTTGCTTTCCTCCTTCTCCCTGGACGACGAACTTCTTATTCCAGTCGTACATGCGCGGCCAGTAGTTAGGATCGTCTTCGATCGCTGAAAACGGAATCTCCTTACGCTTGCCGCCTTCATAAGCAACCACCGCAAGACCTGCATCCGCGAGTCTCTTTCGAACGGTTGAGAAGAATTTGCGGTAGGCGTCGGCTGCTTTGTTGATTCGCGGGTCATCGGAATGCCCCTTGCCTTCAATGATCTTGGTGGCGAGCTCGTGCTCGGCTGGCTTCAGTCTGTGATCGGAAATGATCTCCGCGACCATGCCGCCAAACTCGCCGCGGTAGTTGCCGGAGCGGAGATCGTAGTCGATCATGCGACGCTTGAGTTCCGCGCCTTCCGTAGCCATACCGGCCTCGCTGAAGATTTTCTCGACGGCGCGATCTCCAGAGGTGCCAAACATCCAGATACTCGACTTGAGAAAGTGGGATGCAGCCCGTCCGTTATCCTTCAAATCGCTTATGCCAATGCGCGCGCGGTCGGAAAAGTCCTTCTTCGTCAGGCTTTCGAGCCAAATCAGCGCCTCATTCTCCATGTCCCGCGTCTTGCGGTTTACGGCTTCCTGGACCGGTTCGCCCGAGCCCATAGCCTGCCGCCCGTATTCCTTGGCTGTCGTCTTGATGACGCCCTCATTCGCGGTGATGGCGCGCGCCGCCGGCGCTGGAAGCGATTCCGTCCGCTTCATCAGGTCAGCCCAAGCATCGTTTGCCGCGCGCTGCCATGGATCGCCTTCTTCCTTTGGCCCCTGGTAGAGCCTGCGGCCCTGTCCCTTGTACTTCATGCCTTTGTTCTTGGCGTCCTTCGCCTTCGGCATTTCGAAGTCTTTGAGATGGGTGTAGCTGGCTCCCTCGCCGTCCTGCTCCCACTCGGCAGCCTGCGTCTGAACTTCCTCGCCCTGCTCGTACTGCAGCATCTCCTCTGGAATGCCGACCGACTCGCGCAGGTTCTTCGAGAGCTTCGACTCCATCTTCTCGCCGTAGACCGCCGCCTTGAGAGCGCGCATCCTTGGCAGAATCTTCGTCGCCAGCACCTTCATCTCCGGCAAAGTGTCAGATGTCAGAAACACGTTTGCCACATTCGACTTCGTGCCGTAGCGCCATGGCCTCGCCGTTCCCTGTTCGAACATGATTCCAGACCACGGTAGGCCCATGAAAATTCCCATCCGTGGGCGATCTCCAACTTTGTCCTGGGGGTTGGCTCCGACACCGCCGGCTGCATACGTCATATAGAGCGCATCTTTATCGCCCGCCATGAACTGCGAAAGCTCGTCGGCGCGCAACTCATTCGCCTCTCCAGCGAAGATGCCCACCTTGTCGCCGAAGGCCTCGCGCATCTTCGCGACCACATCCGGCAGCGGCGGCAGCATCTTGTTGATGTCCGCACCCTCGCCGCCTGGCAGGTTGTGGAAGAAATCCATGCCCTGATCTGCGCCAGACCGGTACTCGGAAAAGAAGATAGGCTTCCAGCCATCGGCAATCGCCTTCTTGCCTAGCTCGATCGCTTCCGGCAGCCGCTGACCTTCGATATACCGCTTGAGGTATATTGCTTCGTGCCCGGCCGTTGGCGTCAGATAGCGACTCATGCCGGCGCGCTTGAAGGATTCCATAGCCATCGCAAAGGCTTTGCGGATGTTACGCACACCCTGGCGCACTTCAGGCGTCTGCGGAACCAGAGCGACGTGGGCCTCGACGCCATCCATGTCCTTGTGCAGCGTCTGCCACTGCCCGCGCTCGATGATCTGCTGTCGCAACTTCTCGAGCTTTTTGGCGGAGGTGCCACCGCTGTAGGTATTTGGCCCAACTTCCGTCAAACCAAACTGCCTTGCCCATTCCGTGAATCCTCCCTTCGGCCAGAGTCCCAGCTTGTGCATGTAGCCGAGTTCCATCACCGTCGAATACGGGGTTCCGCTTGAGTAGACCACCTTCTTTGCGGCATGCCCGAGTAAGACGACAGACTTGCCCTGTTCGGAGTCCGTCCAGTTCCGAGCCTCTGCTGACTCGTCGAACAGCACAAAGTCCCACGGAACAGAGAGCACACCCCTATTTCCGCGAATTCCTGCGTAAGTCGCTGCATACATTCCAGTCTGAAGTTCGGCCATGTTGGTCGGCAACTCGTCTACGTCCACGCCATACTTGCGCGCCGTGTCCACGTAGCCGTCGGCCTCATGGATCAGGTTCTGACTGCGCGTTATCAGCAATCCAACCTTGTCACCGCCCGTTCCAAGCAGGTGATTGGCGATGGCGGACAACATGTGGGTTTTCCCGCTGCCCATCGGAGCCGCGAGGATCGTAGCGTCATGCTGCTGGAGCGCAGAGAGAGCGCCTTCGATAGCCTCCGCCTGCCCTGGATAGATCATCAACTGCCGCACATCTGCATCGAGGCGCACAGTCGGCGGAGGCGTCCCAGTCGGCAATCCCAGCGCCTCGACATGCTCGCGCCACTTATCAGGATCGGTAACCGGCGTCCCGCGCTGACGGTCCGGAGCCTTGAGTTTGGCCGCCTTTACGTCTGCGAGGGGGTGCTTTTCGGGCTTGGCGATTTCTCCGGAGCCTCGTTTACCTTTTGCGGTGCCATGTTCCCCGTCGACTTTTCCGGGCTGTTCAGGAACTCGGTCAACTGGCTTTTCTTCTCGAACCCCAGCAGGTCCATCAGGTACTCTTCCCGGTTTGCCACGTTCGCCTCCTAGTGAGATTGCCGTTGGATCGCCCTGCGATTGCTGCGTGGTCATCGCCTGCGCTGGGGTTGTCGGCTCATCCATCGTCGGCCTCTCGCTGACGCCATGGACGAGTTGGATAACGCTCGTGTCTTTCGGAGGCGCAGTACCGCCAACAACGAAGGTTGAGCCTCTTAACTTGTTCTCGACGCCATTTAGCAGACCACGGAGTCTTGCTTGCTCTCGCGGGTCGCTCGTCTTCTTCAACTGCGCTTCGAGGTCTTTAGCCTTACGCGCCAACTCCATCGTTTCGTTCAGACCGGGCTGGTAGAGTTTTTTGCCCTTCGCGTCAGCCAGAACGTAGATGGTATCCTTGCCGGGTTCCTTGTACATCCGGTAGGCTTTGACGCCATTTTTCTTGTCGTTGATGAAGTTGCGAGCTTCCTCTTCGTCGAGAAACAGGAACTTCTTGCCGTTGGCGCTCACCTCGCGTGTGCTGTAATCGACGGATTTGAGATTCTTCGGCCACTCGCCCTTAGCGCCTTCCGCCAGAGCGTCAGGATCAATCCGCGCCGTAATCGGCTTGCGCTCCGCTCGATTCCAGTCATACCAACTATCGAACATGGCGTTAAGTTCTTTCGATCCTGCCGCCAGTTTGCGTCCGGTAACCGCGTCGTAGACCGACTGCATCGCCTTATGGATGACGCCGAAGACTTTTTCCATCTTCCCGCGGCGAATTCCACCGTCGAAGTGATATCGCTCCAGGGCTTGGCTAAACATCTCCTCTTGGGCTTCAGTCCACTCTTCGCCCGGTTTCGCGCCGACAAACTGATTAGCGATAGCCTGAAATTCTGGCTTCATGTGCTTGCGGATATAGTGGCCGACTTCATGAATAAAGGTAGAGATGTCGGCTGAGTCGCACAGCCGGATTACAGCCTGGGCCTCGCCTATCATCTCCATATAGCCGCGGGCATTGCCATCTTTGCCGCCAACCTGAAAGTTAAGCCGACGGTTTCCAAGAACTTCCTCGGCAGTCATTCCGAGCGCGCGGGGAAGGATTTGCTCTAGGTATTGCGCTGCTGCCTCCGCCTGCTCTGGGGGTAGGTTGGGATGATTTTCGAGAGCCTTATGCAGGTCGCGGATAGTGCGCGGTCCTTCAGGAATTGCCTCGGTCACACTGCTAGAATCAGGCGTCACATCGGCAACCGCAGTCTCTATATGGACTTCAGGCTCAACCGGCAGCGGACCACGGCCAGCCTCGATTACAGCCTTCGCTGCGTCGGGCAGGCCAGTTACCGCGCCCCATTCTTCCGGCATGACGCTGAGCTTGCCGCCGTTGCCGTCGCTGAATTTGCCGGCGATGTGGGTATTGAACGCCTCTGCCGGATGAGCCGCGCCAAACATGGTGGATTGGGTTCCGGCTGCCTCATCTGCATACCGAGCAATCATCGTCGCGTAATCGCGCGGTGACGCCTCTAACGCGCGAGCCAGCGCTTCAACCGCCGGGTGTGGCGGAGCAACATGCGCCTGGCCATCCAGAAGCAGATCGACCTGTGGACCAAAGCCATTCTTGTCCTGATAGTTCGTCGGGTGAAGATATCGCTCGATCAGCGATTCGGAACCTTCGCCGCGCTTCTGGGCTTCGGGCGTGGCCAGTTTTAGTAACCTAGCCTCCGCATCTTGTGCCCGATTCAATAGCCGCACCGCGTCCGTGTTGAACGATGCCAGATTCCAGTTCTCGCCAGCGCTGCGCATCTTGATGAACGACATGCCGGCGCGGGTCAGCCTGTCCCTGGTCTCCTTGCTGGCATCTTTCAGAACCTCCGAGTCAGTTACAGTCAACCCCATCATCAGGTTCTCGAACAGGTCTTTTGCCTTCTCCTTGAGTTCGCCTGTCGCTGGATCGACAAACTCGACGCGCCGGTTTGGAGAGATCGCGCCGGCATCCATCAGGAGCTTGGCGATTTCCGCAGACCGCGCACGCATAGCCTCGCGCACCGTGGTTGCCGTTCCCTTGCGATCGAAGATGTCGAGCGAGTCAATAATTCCGCTGAGACGGTCGGTAAACTCGGGCGTCAGCAGATTCGCCATCGCCGTGCCCATATCGACTTCGCCGATACCCCTCGACTGGGAATCGTTCATGTCGATGCCCATTAGCGCCCACTGCGCACTGTTCCGGTCTACCGGCTCGTCCAGCACCTTGAGTAGGACAGGATTCTTGTATTTGAGGATTTCCGCCGGGTCGATGCCGAATGATGCCGCGCGCGCGTGGAAGTCCTCGACGTACTTCGCGTAGCCGGTTGGGTTGTCCCTCATCATCATCGCCAGAGAGATCGACCGGCCATTGGCTGAGACGACGTGCATGTCCTGATCGACGACTGCCGGGCCGTCCATCGTCGTCACGCCATTAGCCAGAAACACGTCGTTGTCCGGGTTCATCGTCCGGCGATGGGCTTCGGTTTGTGCATCCACGTCCGTCGAATAGTCGCGCGGCTGAACAATCTGGTTCACGCCTGGGCGCTTCTCGAAGGTGTGCGGCATGTGCGAGGTCTGGAGATCGGTCAACTCGCCGACGGCATAGTGAGCCTTGTAGCCTTCCGGATTGCGCGGAGTGACTACGCGGGTTTCACGTCCAACCGACACCTTCAGCGGCTTGCGCACTGCGGCAACTGGCGGAGGCGAGCTGGAAAGTTGCGCTCCCACCACAATCGCATCGGCTTTGGCTTTGGCCAGATTCGCTGCGGCTTGCGCGGCGTCCGCTTCCTGTTTCTTGCCATTGGCCCTTAAATCGTCGGCTGCCTGCTGCAAGTCGGCTGCCTGACTTGAGAAATGAATGACCTGCTTGACGTTCGATTCGCGGCCATCTTCTGAACCTTCCCGCACTTTAGCCGCCGCCGCTTCCGCTATTTCCCTCAGAACGTGATCTTCCGCCGCCGCGCGAACCTGCCGCATCTTGGTCAGAAACTCGTTGGTCGCCGGGGTCCGCAACCTGGCCGGAAGACTCTGCGCGTCCTTTTCGATCTTGAAGGTCGGATTGCCGTCTTTGTCGCTCCATTTGCCGTCATCGGATCCACCATGGCCGCAGCTTCTCCCACAATCAGCCAGTTCGGTCCGGCGACGCGGCCATGCATGCGGCAAATGAACGATGTGACCGATGGGGCAATGGCCGGCACAGCCCGCAAAAGACTCTCAAAGCGAGGGAACCGGCCTAGCTTCTCTCTCAAGATAGCTTCCACGGTTTCCCCCTGCTCGCGACCGGCCTTGATCGTCTCCCCGGTGGCCACATATCCCACGCTGATGGTGTTGGGGGTGATGGGTATTTCCCAAACCCATTCCATGTAGGGTGGCTTCACTCC